CTGCGCTTCCTATTATAGTTGGTGATCCAACATTTGAAGTTGATGATACTCCAGTAAGTCCCATTACATCTGCAGGACTTAAAACAACCATACCCCAACCTTGGTTTTCACCCCAAGATTGAACATTCCATCCTTGTCCACTTACAAAAGATGTCATCGCATCTGGAGCTGTTAATTCAACAGTAAGTCCTGATTCACCCCAAGATTCAAAGTTCCAAGTATCTCTACCCCAACCTTGTTCAGGGAAAACATCTAATGTTCCAAGAGATACAGTTGCTGATTGACCAGTTAAAGTGATAGTTCGATCACCTAAATCATTCCATTCACCATCGTCCCAAGATGATCCACCCCAACCAAGAACAATTGCTGAAGCTGATGCCCAACGATTTGTATTCCATCCTAAAGCCCCCCAAGTGTTTGATGCAGGAGTGTTTGCAGTTCCACCCATTCCTGAGTGACTTGAACAATAATAATATAAAGTTGGTGCGTCGGTTGCTACAGTAATTTGAGTATATGCACCTGAGGAACCTGGAGTTCCGTTTGTGGTTACTCCAGTGGTATATTCACTTCCACTGTTGTGAGTTCCATCATTTGTTGTAGAAAATCTTAATGGGTGAGAAACGTTTGAAGAATCTGCTTGATCAAATTTGTAAGTTCCACTTTCGGCTAAATATAAAGTATCTTGTTGAACACCATCAATAAAATATTTATTACCACTACCGGTGCTAACCACCGTTACTGTGTAGGTTCTAGTAACGGACATCCGTTGCTACCTCCTTACGCTATTCTTATGATTGCGTTTGTAGCGTCCGCTGTTGGGAATTGAATTGTGAAAGTTCCGCTAGTTACGGTTTTGTCTGCTCCAAATGCAACTGCAACACAAGCAGGATCACCTGTCGCTGTATCGTTATATATTAAACAACCATTAGCTGTAAATGTTGCGTCAGTGTAAGACACGTCAGCAAAATCACAAACTGCAGTCGTGCTTGATGCGGCAGGAGTTACGCTTGTAAGTGTTGCGCCTCCAGCTGTGTAAGCTGTTCCAGAAGTATTTGTAATTTCGTTTGAAGTTGAGTAAGCAGTCGTGCTAGCCCCTAAAGTCGCTGAACTAGTGTATAAGGCAATCTTAAAAGTATTACCAGTTGTTGCTGTAAAATTGTGAACGCCTTTTAAAAGTTCTACTTTGAAACTTGTACAAACTGCTGATGTTATTGCCATGTTTTATCTCCTATGGGTTTGGTGAGTCAATCGGAAGTCTTATTGTTCCATCTGTGTAGTCATCTCGTCTACGTCTTCCAACTTGCTCATTCGCAAACTTCTGTACCTCTTGTTTATACTTGTTCTCGTATAATGTCAACATATCTGCTGGCCCTTTTAAAAAGCCATAAGTTTCTGCCAAACAACAATATAGCAGGCCATTAGGGAAGTTTAAGCTAATATAGTTGGTATTGTCACCCTCTAAAAGAGCCGGCGCTGCATTAAAATGCACTCTAAATTTATATGTTGTATCAGGGACAGGCGCAAACATCATTCTACCAGATGTGGTATCCGACTCTCCCGTAGCACCGCCAAACATAGCATAATATTTAGGTTTTCCTCTACTAGCAGAAGCTGTAGAAGATACGTATTCTTGAAGATATGTTATATCTTTTTTCTCCAACCAAACGTTAGGTCCAGTAACTTCAGAGGTAGAATCATAAACCTGTATACCTCTAATGAAAACTGCTCCTGCTGGTGCGTTAATAGTTTCTTGTCCTGTAACTAAATTTCCTGTTTGTTGTTTTCTATCTGCATCAATAGGCACATCTCTAAAAATTCTATATTGTGCATTTAAAATAATATTTTCTAAAACAGAATCAGACAACACGTTAGAGTCAACTTCTGTGTAACTTCTTATTTGTGTTTTTAATCCTGATGCGCTTAACCCTGCCATTATCTAACAATCTCCAAACAAGCTGGACAGCTTTTTCTAAATCTTAAATGTGATAAACAATGAGTTGGTTTAATTTTAATTTTAACTTCTTGTTTTGGTTCTTCTTTTCCAAACCATTTTTTCCATAATTTTTTTATATATTTAATCATGCTGTTAAAGTAACGGGTCCAACAGAGCAACCGTCGCCTCCTCCTTTTACATTTCCTTTTGTAGCAGTATTGGTATCAACTGTAAAATGAAAAAAATTAGCAGTTGAGTAGTCGCTAGTATCTCTAGCATCATTTACATAAATACCTGTAGTGATTGTGTATCCTGCTGCTTTTGCAATATTTGATCCAGATATACCATCAAAACTTTGTGGGTCAGTAAATTGAAAAGTTCCTCCAGAAGCAGTGACAGCAAGTGGAGCACCTCTAAATCTTTTTGTACTTCCGTTTGTAATTCCATGACCTGGAGCAGTTACATTTATAATTCCAGAGCCAGCTTCGTATGTTTCAAAAGCATCCGTTTGTAATAAATATGGGACACTTGGTTCTGTTCTAGGTGGTCTAACATGTCGTAATGATATTGCATCACCATTCATAGGTTTTGGTTCTAATTGTGGTTGTTTAGGTTCAAACTCTGATATGTGAACAAAAGATCCATTCCACTCTCTTACCATTTCATTGTATGGAAACTGTAATCCTGATCTGTCGGATATTGCTTTTGAGTATTTTCCTGTTGCGTATTTTGCCATTATGTACTTGGGTAGTAAGCTTTAGGAGTAATGTATGTACTCGAAGCTGAACCGTCCTCCGCTAGTGCTCTTGCTAACTCATCTTCATAAGCTAATTTCATAGCCTGAATTAATTCTGGTTTATATTTTTGCGCTAAATAATATGCTAATCCTGAAACCATGCATGGGACAAATCTAAAAGGCACATCAGTTGCGTCGGTGTAAGTTGAGTCAACATCTTGAATTCTTTTAATAAAATAGAAATGCATATCGTTTGATGCATTAGTAGAATCTGGTGTAGGGTAGATGTGTATTCTAACTTTATCTATGAATCTTTCAACCCAGTATTGATTAGGTGTTCCTTTAGATAATTTATTTGAAAAAGCAGCGTACGTAGATCTGTCTACTTTTGTCATCGGAGAATCAGATTGAGTTGTTTGAGTTCTATTCTGTCTTAACTGTGCTTCTAACACATCAGACATTCCAAAGATTCCATTTACAGGTGTTGTCGTTGCACTTGTGCCATCGCCACTAGATCTAAAAAAATCATAGTCAGATTGTCCTTCAATCAAGTCTAGATTAGTTTCATCTATTTCCCAATAGTGAATACCTCTATTGCCCCATTCTTGAAAAAGAATATTTAAAGATCTTCTAGCGTTTTTTAACTGGTATCCAGCTACGTTTTGTAATCCAATACGTTCAAAAGATTCTTCTACTATTTCATCAATAGAAAAAGTTTTATCAAATGTAGTTGTTCCAGAGGTAGTGTTTGCCATTTAAACTCCTACGATTCGTAAACTTTAATCCATTCACAAACAATTGTGCCTGTATCTCCTGCAGAGCAAGCTGGTAAAACTACATTTACATCACCAGTAAATCCACTAGCTTCTGTGTTTTTTAAACCACCAAAGTAGCTATAATCATATTCCATTTCACCTGCTAAAGTTTGAAATACAACATCTGATGTTGCATCCCATTGCATTCTGATTGCATCAACTGGTGCTGTTACAGAAACGTTAAAAGTAACTTTATTAAGTCTTACAGTTTTGCAAGTTTTACCATTGTTTGATGCTAGCCCAGAAACATCAACTATTTTAGTTGTGCTTCCTTCTCCGTCACCCGAAACCACATTGTAGTGAGTGATAAGTTTTTTTGCTCCGTCAAATACAGTTGTATTTAATACTGTGTCTGCTGCCATGTTTTGTCCTCCTTTTAAAGAGCGCCTGCATTACCAGGCGCCCCGAGTTTATTTATTAGAGTTCAGTGTTAGCTGTTCTCTCTTTTCCTGCTGAAAGGTAATCTAAAGTCATTACTTTCGCAACAGCTTCACCGTTTTGAATTGCAAATGAAACAGCCAACTCTTCGTCGTCTGGAGCATTTGTATTCACACCAGTTCCAACTTCTACGTTATCTTTGTAGACATGAAACTTTCTGTCTTTTGGATCATAGTAAAATGCCAAAGTCATGAAAGTGTCATCAGCTGCAGTTCCGCAAGAAACAGTTGTTTCTGTGCTGTCCTTTTCTATTACTAATTCCATAGAAGTAGAACCATCAGCTTTTCTGAAAAAGATACCATCAGTTACGCCATCAATGATAGTTGTATCAGTGATACATAAACCAACAGCAAAGTCAGATTGTGTTGCGTCGCTAACTTTAAATCTAGTTTTAAAGTATAGACCTTTTGCAGCTTCGTATTTGAAAGATTCAATTACGCCGCCCGAACCGCCAGCCCATTGAAACTCATCAGAATCATTGTCTGCCGCATCGTTTGTTACAACTAATAAACCGCCGTCACCATCGCCTAAAGCCTCTGTTGCGTCTCCGCCACCAGCTTCAGTTGTAGTGATAACCCAGTCGCTAGCTGTGTATTTGTCGAAGTCCTCGTGATAAACGTGATACTTAATCGGGTCAGGTTGTTTTAATCTACCACCATCACCTACTGAAGATACGTTCGTGACTCCTGAAGTAAAGTGTGTTGTCATAATCAGTCCTCCTATTAGACCAGTTGTTCTTAATTGAACAACCAATTACTTAATTGTTTTATACTCCTCTTTTGAATAGAGCGCAAGAGATTCTGTAGTGAAAGTGGTATTTCTGTGATGTAGCTTTTTACTAAGTAGCTACTGAAACTTCTGGCGCAGCGTCGTCTATTTTATTTTGCAAAAGTGCTAAGTTAGCTTCTTTTGCTTTTATGTCAGAAATCAACTCTTTAACTCTGTGGTCGATTCTAACCATGTCGAGAGTATATCTCCCGAACTTACGATGCTCCTGTTGCCAGTCTAACTCCAAGGACCTCTTTTGTTTGTAGAGGTTTTCGAGTGTTTGCATCAAGGACCTCCTCATAGGTAATCCATTTTTTGGATTTGTCGTAAAATCCTGTTTCATCCCACTTTATATCAGATTGTCCCAATCTGTCAACTATAGATTGTTCTATAGCTTCAGCGGAATCTTCGCACTTAATTTTAAATTCAGTACGGTATCCATGAGCACATATTATAACTTGAAAGTCCTTTAACATATTTCACCTTTATTTCAATAAAAAAGGGGGCGATTTCTCGCCCCCTTAAAGATTAGTTATTACGCACCTTCTACGCCGAAGATACCTCTAGGGTCAGATACTCCAAATGAATATCTTTCTCTAGCTTTGTATCTTACGTTGCCAGTGTCGAAATCACCTTCCATTGCAGTCGTTAATGGAGCTCTGTTGAACATTTTCATACCATTAGGTACGTCTGTAATGATGTAAAACGAATCACTATCAGTTAGGTAATTATTCACTCTATAACCTTGAGGAATCATACCCATTGATACGATTGAATTAATATCATTGTCAGCTGTTCCAGTTCTACCTTGAGATTTTAACAATCTCTCAGCCGTAAATTGATTTTCCGAAGGAACAATCATTTTTACGCCTCTAGCTGCAATTCTAAGACCTCTTTCATCAGTCATTGCGTTAATATCAATTAACGACTGTTCTAATGAAGTTTCGTTAAGATCCGCCTGAGTAGTTAAGGTATTTTTGAAAGTACCCGCTACTGTAGGGTGAGATGTGCTAAACAAAGCAACACCATCGCCTGACTTGAATGTAGCAGTTGATGGTAAACCGTTGATTAATAACTCAACAGCTTTTACTTGTTTTGCATTACTCATAGATCTTGC